TCATCTTTTAGCTTTGGGTATTTTTTTTTGTGCATTTCTTTGTTTCTGGTGACCAACTCTTGCCATGTTTCTCTCCTATTTTCATGTGGTAAATATTTTGCATATTTCATATGAATTGTAATTTCTGATAAAATCTGGTTAGATAATTCCATAGTTATGTTTTAAATTTTAAATATTATTTTAAGTATTATCGACTGCATTAAATACCTCAGTTACCCTATTTTGGTCGGTTTGTTGTTTTATTTCTCTTGCCTCAAGAAAACTATTACCTCTTTCACCATCTTCTGATATATCAACCAAGACCCTTCCGTTATCAAATGTTATGTCTGAAAAAACAATCCCATCTTTACCGAACCTTGATTTAAGAATTGCTATGTTAGCAGTACCACCTTCTTTTTGGTCTAATGATTTTGCAATTGATAGAATAAAGTGACCAATTTGACCTTTTTTTATTGACCCCCCAATCATACTTGAATCAACGGTTGGTGCATTAATAGATGAACGATTACCTTGAACGGCAGTCCACCCAGCAATATCTAATTCTGAAAGCATAGTCTCAAATTGTCTCATAACATTACCTTCACCACTCCATTCGTCTTTAAATTGTTTTGTTGGTTGGACACAATCGATATAATCCAACAATAGTACATCTGGTCTAAAACCTTTTGCTATCAACTTTTTGATATATTGTTTTATTTGTGGTATTGTTGTACCATCACTAGGCATTTTCTTTAATTTAATCACCCCTGGTTTTTGTTGTTCAACATTAGCAACAGATAAAACCTCTTCTCTGTTGTCATTTAACTCATTGAGTGTATATTTCCCATTCATCCAACAAGTTAAATGTTTTCTCTGAATAACTTTTGGGTTGTCTTCGAAAAATATTTGAAGGACATTTTTACCGAAACCTTTAGCATTATTAGCTAAAATAGTCATAAATGTTGTTTTGCCAACCCCGAATGGTGCAAGGACAACCCCTAATTCACCTTTTGCCAAACCACCATCCATATATCCATCCAACCCATTAATTCCAGTGGGTATTGGCTCCCTAAAATCATCAGCCATAACATTATTAATATCATGAAACACATCAATACCACCATCTTTTTCATTTCCAACTTCTAAAGCTTTTTTAAAGATTTCTTCAATTTGATAATATTTGTCTAAATCACCATTGTCGATTATTTTTTGAACCGACCTAACCGCTTTTTTTGCTTCTTGCTGCTTACAAAATTTCATTGCGGTATCTTGAACCCTTAAATAATTATTTTGGTCAGAATCTCTTATTTTTTGAAATTGTTCAAGACATATTAACTTATCTACTTTTTCAATTATAGATTCAAATAATATAGACTGTAAATCATCAAAGCTTGGTATTACTTCATATTCTTCATAATTATCTATTATTTTACCACAAACGGTTCTCAAAAAGACATCATCAAAATAATTTGGTTTTATAATATCAACTATAGATTCACCAAATTTACTATCCAATAATAGTTGCTGTATAAGTCTATATTGAAAATCAATACCAAGATATCCTAAGTCATTTTTGTTTATTTTATCCATTTGTTATATTAATTTAAAAGTGTTGAATCACCTTGTTGGTTGGCGCACCAATAAATATCAAAAAATTTAATTTATTGGTACAAGTTTTAAAATGTTTTAGTAGATTTATAAATGTTATAAATCGTAATCTAAGTATGTCATCTCGTATTCGTCTAAACTAAAACAATTTTGTATTTTAAGAATAATTTCTGGTATGATTTCTTTTATGTTTACTGAATATCTTACATCGGTTGGAAACCAATTGCCAGAGAACATGCTTTTGGCGACAATTTTTTTATCCACCCTTATTTCAAAGGTAAATATATCTTCATTTTCAAAATTATCTTTTGGTTCTCTATTGTAGTATCTATATGGGTTATAATTTCTCCATAAATATTTTTCTGATTTTTCTTTTAAAAAATTGGGGATAAGACCCATTTCGCTAACACTTGTTAGCTCATCCATTAATTCTTTTAAGTCAAAAGAATTTATAACATCTTTATTATACCGCCTAACATCAAAAAGTCTTTGACATATAATTGGTCTTAACTTATTTTCACGTGCTTTATGTTCATTTATATAAAGGATAAACTCAAACCTAAAATTATCCCAAAAGTTTTTCTTTCTTTGTTTTGCATTTCTCATAATTCAGTAATTTAATTTACAATAGTATTTTTTTCTCCCTTTCTATTAATTTTTTAAAAGGTAATAAATAATTATTATATCTATGTTCACCCAATAATATATCAATACCATCTTTTTTAAGCATCTTATACACAGACTTAATACTTCTATCATCACTTAACTTAGAGTCCATTAAATCGTGCATTTCTTTAATGGACTCTTCAGTTAACAATGGATTTGTTAAATCTATTAATTTAGTATTTATTTGGTAAATATCTTTACCTTGTATACCATCAGTAATAGAGTTTACTATATTATCAAATATTTGTAAAGGTTTCTTCTTATTATTAACCCTTTCTTGTTGCAAAATAAAAGATTTTTCTAGTATTTCATCTAATGTAACCTTTCTTTTTTTTAATTCTGGGAAATGTTTTAATAGTGTATCTTCACCAAGTCTCTTTATACCTTTGATGCTGTCACTATTATCACCACAAAGTATTTTTATGAGAGCAACATTGGTGTAGTGGTATTTAAAATAATACATGAAAGTGTATTTATCCACATATGTTTTTAGGTCTAGGAGGTAGACTCTAACATTATCATCTATTAATTGACACAGGTCTCTGTCACTGGTGACTATTGTAATCTTTTCGTCATCTTTCTTTAACTTGCAGTAGTATGCAATAAAATCATCACTTTCTACACAATCATCAAGTAATTGTCTAATGTATAATTCTTCAAGGTAATTAAATACTATTCCTCGTTGTAATACCTCTTCTAAGTCTTCTGGTTTGGTACCATTTACGTAATCCTTTCCTCTACCACTCTTGTAGTCTTTATAAATCTCCCATCTTAATTTACCAGAAAATTCACCATCCCAAAAATTAAAAACCTTATGATATAAATCCTCGGTTAGAAGTTTCCTTAATATGGTTAAAAATTGATATATACCACCAATTTGTTTACCATTTCGATTATATTCATTTCTAGCCCCAATAAAACCTCTTTTAAAGAGGGCGTTACCATCAACCAATAGAGTGTTTTTATGTTTCTTTACCTTACCCATTTTTGGTGGTCTTTTTCGCATTATATAGTATTTTTAGGGGTATATAATCAATCTAATTACTTAAGTCATCTAAACTAAATTCTTGTGCTTCTTTTTCTATTGTGAAATCATCAAGAGTTGTGTTTAATTTTTTAAGTATATATGCCCTGTGTTTTTTCTTGTATTCATCTATCTTTTTAGGGTTCCAATAACCATGTGATGTGGAAGCTAACTTACCCTGTTCTTCAACACCATTAACTTGATTTTTCTCACATCTAACCCTTGTTTCAATGCCAAATTGATATGTCTCCCCACCAGATATTGCTTTAAGTTTTGAAGTTGAATGCGAAAGTATACCACCAAAATGTACAATCACCCTTGGCGCATAGAAAAATGCCTCACCACCCTTATGTTTAACAACCTTATTTTCATTGTCAAGCCATATTTTTTGAACAACCGCAAAGGTATTTATATATGGTTTAGTTACTCTTCTTGATGAAGGTATTCTATGGTTAATTAATGATTTAAATGCAGTTTCCATTGAACCAGCATTCCATTGATTATTGTTAGATTTAGACATCACAGATTTAAATCCATTAAGAGAACCAACAGAATCCCAAAGAAAACATAAATCCCTATCTAACTCTCCAGAGTCTTGCGCATCTAATAATTGTGTAATGAATCTTGAGATATCTTCAATAACTGGTTCACCTCTAAGTTGTTTTGTGCCTTCTTTGCCGTTTGAATAATCTACACATTTATATCTATTCATTAAGTCATCACCATTCATAAATATAAAGTCACCCTCATAATCAACAACTTCACCAGTTTCTTCATCCACAACCTCAGTAAACTCAACACCAACATCTCTGGCATGCTCCCAAGACCAATTGTTTTCTGTCTCCATGATAACCGCTAGGTCACCAATCTTTTGACAACCAGCAACTGCTTCATACATTGCAGTTGATTTACCAGTATTAGAAAACCCTCTAAAGGAAGTAAAATAACCTCTGGCAATCCCTGGAAATTTAAGGGCATCATGAAACGCATCAGATAACGGAATCCACGTTAGGTCCTTTTCTTTAACTGGTATGTTTAACCCATTATTTTTTTTAAATTTTGATAAATCAAAAATCTTCTTTTTAAGTTGTTTTTTTGGTGCCTTTTTTGGTGCCTTTTTTGCCATATTAATTAACATATTTTTTGTGTAACTCTAAATATTTTATATTGGGGGGATATCCTCCCCCCTAATATAATTGAAATAAAAAAACAAATATTAAAACGGTAAATCATCATCCTCTTCGTTAGATGTTGTTTCAATAGATGTTACAGTTTCTTTTTCTGTATTACCACCAAGGGTTAATTCTGAATCAAATTCTTCATTTTCTTGTGATGGTGTATTATCTTCAAGTGAAGATTTGGCGACAAAACCCTCTTTTTCTTTCGACCAAACTGGTACTTCACCTTTAACTACTATAGCTAAATAGTTATAATCTCTAACACTATAAACATCTTCCCATGTTCTTGTATCAGTTAACCATACCTCTGCTAAATCAGCATCTTCGGTTAATTTTGTAGATTCTAATGGATATGTGATGGATGTGACAACAGGTATGTTAAATTGATTTCTACCAATTTCAACATTAACATCCCTACCAGTTTCTGGGTCAACTATATCGTGTTTAACAGCACCAATACATTTCATTAACTTATCAAGTGTTCCATCTCCTTTGTATGAATGGTTGAATCTCCAAAATTTAACCCCTTCTTCTTCATTTCCTCTTTCAATTACTTTAACAACATACATCTTTTTTGATGAATATTTTTTAGCTAATTCTTTGTCACTCTCTGACCCAGTAGAAAATAATGCCTTACTCGTTTCACAAAATGGACATGATTCATTTTTTTCATGTTTTAAACATGGAAATGTTTTCCAATTACCATCAACTTGTATTTTGTGACCATGTAATTCAGTCCAAAACATCCCCCCTTCTGGATTTGGTAAAATTCTTATTCTTTTTGTTGCGCACTTAACCCCATCTTTTAAATAAGTGCTAAAGTAATTTTTAAGGTCATAAGATTTACCACTATTAGTGCTTGTTTTTTGTGATTTTTCGTACGCTTCTAAATAATTTAAATAGTTGCTCATAATTTTTAATTTTTTTTTGCTATTGTTATTAATAAATTTATTTATACAACAAATGTAGTAACATTTACGTAAAAGTGAATGAAATATGGTTTTTTTTTAAAAAAAAATGAGAACATCTTATGATGCCCTCATTGGTTTAAATATATTATTAATATATTATTAATCCATGTCTTCTTCATTATCAACATCAAATGAAGATTTTATGTTTGAATCTGAATAGTCTGACTCAATATCGTCTTGTGTTAGTGTATAATCTTCTTCTTTTTCTTCTCCACTTAAAATATCATATTGTCCTTTTTGTGTTGCCCAGAAATCGGTTAATTTTATATTATATGGATATGAATCAAGTGAACGCATTTCTATTTTCTCTTCTGGGGTTGGTGCTCTCTTCTCTAATTCCAATTCAAGGAAATCTATCTTTTTTGATATTTCTTCCATGGAATCTAATTGAGTTTCTAACTTCCCAACCATATCCATTAATTGTGTTATTTTTTCATTGGCATTATCAACTGATGCTTTTGTTTCTTCTGAACCCTTAACCAATTCAGTGACATCTAACTCAATGGTTTCATCATCGCCACCAAAACCTTCATCGTCTAACCCCATATCTTCATCATCTGGACCTAAGTCTTCGTCACCTAAACCTTCTCCACCTCCAAGGTCTTCATCTTCTGGCCCTAAATCTTCATCACTAGCGGCTTCGTCATCCAACACATCATCCATTGATACATCTTCTTCTTCATCTCCTTCAGCTTCTTCTAGGTTACCAAGTAATAAGTTATCTGGTTCAGTATCTCTTTCCTCATAGAAACTATATTCAGTCAATAGGTTGAACTTTTTTAGTTCTTCATTTAGTAATTTATTATTTCGTTTCATTTATATTAATAGTTGTCTACCGTCCTCAGTTATTATTTTTTTGTTTATTCTTTCAACCAGGCTTTTATCACCCGTAATTATACAAACACCAGAACTACAGTCCATGTCTTCTTCTTGATTTTTAAGTTCTTCATCAGAAAGGAATTTATCTATTCCATCTTTTATTTTTTTATCTTTCATATATTAATGTGTTTTTCTTATTATATAAATATGATGAAAAAACTAAAAATATCGTTTTATTCTGTATTTGTTAAGGAATATATTAATGGGATATATTTAACTTCATCATTAAACATATTAAGTTTATTTTTATACTTTGGATATATTTCATCCTTTGTTAAAAATATTGTGGACCATTTTCTAATGTTAGTTAAAAATTTATTTATATTTTTTTTCATAAATTTTAATTGGTTGGTGTTAAATCCAAGTATCTTATCATTTATGAGTATATATAACATATCATCATGATGGTAGCTAACAATATTTGATGAATTATTAATTGTATCAAATGTTTTAATTAAGTAAGATTTATCATTGGTGATTAGGTCAATGAATACATATTCTTTTGATTTTTTTATGTTATTGTAGCAATATTCTAAGAAATAAAATAAATCCTCTTCAAATAGGGTTCTCTTTTCTTTTTTGCTAAATGTCCAAAATAAGGTTTCATTAATTTTTCTATCAATATAACTAAACTTTATATTTAGTTTTTCAATATTATCAATACCGATAACAAGAGTGGGTATTTCTATATTTAAATCATTAATAGACTTAGATATACTAAATAAGTTATTAACGTTTATATGCTCTTCTGATATTATGTTACCTATTTTCATATAACAAAGATATGAAATATTTTTAAGAAATTGCACTATTTGGGTCTACAGCATCACCTTGTTGTTTATTTTCTTTATATTTTTGTGCGGTTTTTGATGGATTACTTCCGTCAAAATTAAATGCTAGTTTATATAGCGCACCTAACTCCTCTTTGTTCTTTGGTATCCCAACACCTAGATTCTTTAAATCATTTTCATATGGTTTAAAGAATGGTGGCCATTTGCTCGGTAGTAATTCAAAATGATGTATTTCATCCACTCTAACTTTAAAATTAGGAATGGTAGGTTCTGTTGATTCTATTTCTTTTCTACCGTACTTACCTTTATTCGTAAAATCTCCACCCCATTTAAACCATCCCTTCCATTTTGGGTTCGTAGTTAAAAATTGTTTTATTTTAGTCATGACACCATAGTCATTTGCAACCACAAGGTTTCCGTTTGGCCAATAATAATCTGTTTCTTTATTTGATGGTAAGGGGTATGGTGATTTAAAGTTGGTAACCACATTATTATTTTTAGTATCTTGGTAATCCCCTAAGAAAAGAACATCAATAGCTAAACCAGCACCATGTTTTGATTTTGGGTCTCTATATGGTCCACCAGCTAATGTTTGTTTTAAGTCTC